TTCTTATCACGCAAGCCAATTTCAAACTGCTTACCCTTGGGCAAGTAAAAAATACGACCACCTCGGTAAGACGCTATGCTGGATACGGCAACATACGCGAGCTGACGAGCCTTATCCGGATCACAGCTTCCATCATTTTTTAGCGCCGATTGTATAACATCTACAAAATCAATTAGAGCCTGAGGCCAGCGGTTTTGATTATTGCTCATATTAATCATCGTTAATTCGTCTTTTTTAGTCATGCGTAATAAACCCCTGTTATCAGCGGATTCTATTAAAGCACGCGATAGTGATTAAGTCACATTTTCCGAGATGAAGAGCGTGGTAGTATTTTTTAACTTAAGTATTTTAATTATTAACTAATACCAATAGAATAATCGCCATTTTGTTAATAGGGCGCTGTTATGGCATTCGGTACTGCAATTATGGAAAATCCACTGACGGGGCAAGTTAGATCAGCCCCCATTGGTTTTTCTTGGACAACTTTCTTTTTTGGTCCCTTTCCTGCGCTATTCCGTAGTGACTATAAGTGGGCAATTATAATATTGATACTTGCACTTATTACTTTTGGTGTAAGCAATCTCGCTTTCATCTTTATGTATAACAAGCTTTACTTCAAAGAGCTAATTGCGAACGGTTTTAAAGTAAAATCTATTATCAATAGCAACGCTGACCAATTACGCGCTAAATTACAAATGGATATTCCTTTATTACCTCAATCACAAGGATAAATATAAATAACCACTACATTGCAAGCCTCTCTGATAAAAGGCTTGCGGTGTAGAGTCATTTATTTAATTCAGTAATTTCTCCCTCTAATTGCGTAATTTTCTTATTCCAAAAATCCCGCTCCGGCTCACTCGCCATCGTCACCATGCGCTTAGCCTGAACTAATCCCGCCATCAAATTACTCAACTCTACCCCCTTATTCACCGCCGGAGCTACTGCCGTCACAGGTTCATAATCCTTCCAGCGCTGCTCAAACAACCAGCCCTGCGCCATTTTGCGCACTTGACCTTGCGGGAGCACTCGTGCCGCCTCCACCTTCGCCGCTTCTACGATATGCCTATACTCCGCGTCACTCAATTCACCCAACTGATCCCAGCGCATCGCCGCATCATTACGCCCTTGCTTATAAGCAAAGGCTTGCCAAAACGCACAAAACCACTTCTGTTGATTTTCACTCAACTCAGCATAATAATCCTTAGCCTCACGGGGCTTAGTTTCTTTATCTGGCACACCATAGCCACGAGCACTCAGCTTATCCCATAGCGCCTCCGCCCACGTAATGGCACGAGCCGCGTCAGGGCGCTCAACATGAGAGGCGACAAAAAACGCAGCGGTCTGACGAATAAAACGAACTTTCTCCATGCTACTCACCTAGCACCTCCCGCACCTCTTTCATTGCTTTTTCTCGCGCCGCTTGTGCTAAAAAATCATGCGTCATAGTTTGAGAAAAACGCTTAGCACGCTCTTCGTAGTCGTCATATCCATCAAACCAAGCCTTGCGCTCCTGCCTGTTACGATAGAAACAAACTCGCGCTTTACGTAATCGCGCTGCCTCAAAACCATTAAATCGTGCCATAGTGACATTCATGCTGCACCATCCCCACCCTCAACAGGGCGCTCAATCCACTTCTTTAACGCATTGATACAAGCATTCGCTTCTTCATTGCTGAGCCAGTCAAGTGTTTTTAAATCTTCACACCCTGTTTGACGCATTACCCAGTTCAATAGGGCAGGTTGAGTTTTATTAACCACCTTGCCTTGACTGTATAACTCACCCCACTGGGCAGCTAGCTTGCGCGACGTAGGGCGGCTGTACTGAGTACGTTTAGCGGCGACTGGTTTAGCTGCTTTAGGTTTCCACCCGAAGCGCTCAAACTCCTTAAGTACTTTAGCACGCTCAGGCAATGTCAAAGCAGCAGCGCTTTCTTTACCTGTAAGACGCATCAGCATGGCACGATATGTATCATCAGTTAGTGCTAAGTCTTTCTTAGCCATGTGTATTTTGGCTAAGTCGTTTTTTCTTAAATCACTCATAAAATCCACCTATAAAAAGAGCAGCGCTAGGCTGCCCTTAAGGTTTTATAGATAACGGTCAATGCATTTAATGACATTAAAGACCAACCAAAACAACACAAGTAGTGGCAGCATCAAGATAAATATTAATAACTCGCCTGCTGACCACTGAGCACGACAGGAGTGCAAGTCTTTTTCACGACTACGCAAAATCTGCTCCAGCCGCTCTGGATTATCAGCAAACTGCTTTCTAAGCCAGTACTCAGTAAGCTCATCATTCCGCTTGTCCATGACGCACCGCCAATTCAGTAAAATACTGAGCTACTGCACCCACACCCAGACGTTGCTCTAATAGCTCAAACAGAAAATCCTGCATCCACTCCAGCGACTCATGTAGTTCAGTGGATTGATCTTTAGGTACTAACCCTGCTTGATCACAAGCATCCTCAATGCGGTAATAGTGATCTAGCGCCTGAGTCAGTACTTTTTTAGCGTAAGCGACATCTGATTGATGAGAGCTTTTCGGAACTTTTGAAGATTTAGGGCGACTCATAACTACTCTCCCTTTACCGTAGATTCGACACTGATTTCAGACCCAAAGGGCTTAATCCAAAACATCTCGCTTTGCACGATAGCAATACCCTTGACATGCTCCACTTCGGTGGGTGCTGCAAGGATAGCCTCCTTATTCACCTCTTCTTTGGTGCGTAAAAACTTAGCTAAGCCCAACTGTTTGAGTCGCTCTATGACCACATTTAGCCCCGTAATACGTACACTAGGAGTACTAGTACGCCAGCCAACCTCACCCGTGCTGAGTTTTGCTGTCTTGATCTTGCTAGCCAATAACTCGCTTTTATTCGCCTCTGCCCACATCTGTACTGCTTGTTGCAGTGTAGATAATTCCGCTTTAAGCGGTTTTGCAGCGTCCTCGAATTGCTGTTTAATGGGGTTTAAACGGTCATTCATATCATGTTCAAGGCGACTAATTTGGCGCTGTACTTCACCAATACGAGCCACCATCACCTCAGCCTCTGTTGTGGTATTAGCTGCCTGCGCCGCTTTTGATTTAATACGTGCCATTACACCCACTCCTTAATCGGATGAGACTCTAAAAGCTCCAGCGCCTGAGCCTGATACCTTCTATCAACTATCTGATTTAATAGATTTTGCACTGTCCAAACTGTGCGGCGCTTTGCATCACTCGACTGCCCACTCCAATGTTGTAGCAGTAGATGAATATTGAGCATGTGCAGCTTGCAGCGACTAAAGTCCTTGCGCACCGCTTCAATAAATGATTTCTGTATAATGCTTTGTGTTGCGTAGCACCTTGGGTAAGCTGCGTCGCTTACCATTCCTATCTTGCCACTCATGCCACCACCTTCCTTTTTACCCATTGCAACTGCACCGCATTAAACCGTGCGGCGCGTACTTGTTCGTTATTGCGCCCTAGGCGCTTGCTTTGTACCGTGATTGCGTCAAACTTCTTTTCTAGTCGAATGCTGTAGCGCAGCCAGATCACTGCACTATTGCCTGTGATACTGACTTTTTGGACGTGATAACCGTCTTTTACTAGCTCTTCAGCGACGCTATGACATTGATCCATCAGGACATCTAATTTTTTTAAGTTCATTCCGAACCTCCTAGATCATCAAAGGCGGCTTTAATGTGAGTAGCACTAATACCTTCCTCACCTGCGCCCGAGGCAAACATGGATGCAAGGCGCAAGGTTTTAGTAACGGCTCGTAATGCGCCGGGCTTATTACCAATAGCGGCTAGTAAATCAACACTCTCTTTATCAGTTACACCCCATGCGGCGGCTAAGCCCACAGTGTCACTTTTTAAAATAGAGCGGACTTTTACGCGCTTACCGATGCGGCTAAAGAGGCGATCAAGATAGGCGGCACGATTGCCACCTGTCATACGCCCGTACACAGCCTCATTGCCCACCAAAGCAATACCTACCCCAGTAGCGTCATGAATGGAGCGGATTTCATCCAGTGCGGTGACGCTGGCGTGCTGAGCTTCATCAATAATCAGCAATCCGCCTGTATTACGTAAACGCTCTACAATGTCGCGCCGCGCTGCGGAGGAGCGAGAGGAGGGGTTTTTCACACCTACTGAAATACTAATTTCTTCTAGCACCCCAGACACTGAGGCGCTGGATGGGGTAAGTGTGGCTATCCAGACGTTATTTTCACTGGCTGCGTAATGCTGGGCAGACTTGGTTTTACCCACCCCAGCACCACCATAAATTACCGTAATATCACCTGCTAACTGCGCGTAAGTCAGTGCATCCAGAATCCGATTGGTAGTAGGTGTAGGTACAAAGTCAGGTACTTGAGGGAGCGTACTGTTGTGAGTGCTACGCTTTTCACGCTGATCTAGCCAGCGCTGAAGTGTCAAAGCAATCGCTTCATTATCACCCGTGTACTTATCACGTAAAAACATGGATAGGCGAGTTAAGCCCATTCCGCTCAGTGTTGCGACTGAGCGCATACTGCACTCGTTGCTGTCAATAATCGCTTGCACAGCGGCTCGCACTTCGTCCATTGGTTTTGCTCTGGGTTGCAGTTGTGTTACATTACTCATCGTGGTTTTTCCTTAACCTCTTTACTCAGGGGGTTGTTAATCACACTGCCCGTTGTTACTGCAACGGGCTTTTCTCTTTTTAGAGGATCGGTTTCTTGGCTTGGCGTAGCATGGCAACCGCTTTACTAAAGCTATTGTCGTGCTCGCCTTGCCCCTCTTCATCTCCCGACTGCAAGGCTAAATTACCTGCAGTTGGGAAAATTCCTTTTACTACCTTAGCCTCAGGCGCGGACGGCTCTTCCAGTTTGGGTAAGCGTGCTGCTGCCTCCAGCGCCGACATCTTTTTCTCTGCCTGCGCCTTAGCTTTGGTAGCATTCATCATGTGTTTGCGGCTGCGAGTATGCTCACGCGCCGCTTGGGTATCGCCAAAGCCCGTCGCCGCTTGACAAGGGGCTTCAGCAATAAATTGATTGTCTAGTGTGTACACGTACACCCGATCATGCAGGGCTTGCGGGTCGAATCGCGCCAGTACTTTTTGCCCCACGAAGCGGTATAACGCCTCGGCGTAGTAGCGATTTTTACCAAAACCGACCCCTGCACCTGCCTCAAGTTGAATACACGCCTCGTGATTAACCCGCACACCTTCAGTGCTGAGCAACCATAAACGGCGCTGCTCGGCGGTCGCCTTACGGATCACTGCGTTGGCATAGCTTTGCTCAAAGGCTTGCTCGAAGCTCAGCACTCCACCACACACCTCGGTTCTACGACCTTCACGAGTGTTGATTGTGCGCACCGCTTGCTCAAGTACTTCTAAAAACTGCTCAAGCGGTATCGCTTTAGAGCCGTAGTTTTCCGGTTTTGCGGTGGTATTGTGTCCGGTATAAGCCCCTGCAAAAGCTGGATGCTTATCGCAATATTCAGAAATACCACCCCAGCCAAAGGCGCGCTCTACGGGTTTAGCCTGACCATGCCCGCGACCATTTAGCACACTCGTCCAGTGAACCTGACAGCCCAATGTTGGTAACAAGCCCAATGGGTCATCTTCTTTAACTTTGAAGCGATAGCGATTGGCTACCCCTCCAGTTAAGTACTTGTTAGCCGCTGCTCGTGTGTTATCAATAGTGACGTGTTCAGGTATGCCAAACCGCTCCACTACATCGCCAAAACTCAAGATCAATTGATCGGTATGTTCGGTTTGATCGACGCGGTAGCTCAAAAACATATTGGAGTACACGTCATGCCAGAACCATGTTTTAGGTCTGGCAATTGTGCCATCTGGCCATTTCACAAAGACGTTGTGTTCATAGCCGTCACCGTTGATCCAGTACAGCGCGTGCATATCTGCCTTAGTACGAACTTGAGCAGGGTACATACGCATGAGCGCGTGCTCGCCTTCTCTTAACAAGGTGCGCACGGTGAGCGGTATTTCACGCTCTACGCGCCGTCTAAACGTAATCTCAGTGGGTACAACCCATCCGTGGGAGACAGCCGCTGCCATGACTCGCTGATAACAAGCCATCGAAGCGGGTTTCTCTAGGCGCAAGTAGTCCGCTTTGAACATTTCCCATGCGTCCTCGGACATTTCAGCCGTAGCCGTGCGTCCGATATGCCCCGATACTCCTGCCGCCATCCAGTCGGCAGGATGGTAATTAACCAATCCCACCTTACCTGTAGTGCCGTACCACCAACCGCGAGCGGTAGCAGGAGAGATACCCTGCTCAGCCGCCACTAATTCCAATGCCTCTACAAAATTTAAGCTGTTTTCGCCCTCAGTAAGTTTCATCACCAGGTGAAAAAAGTCGGCTTTTTGCTTGCCTTTTTGCTTTTGTGCCGCTGTTTTGCGGTCAAATGCCGCCCAGAGTGATTCTGGACTGTAGGTATAAGGAGCAGAGCCGCGACCGGAGGAGGGGGTCTTTGGCTCTGAAAGCGGGGTTTCCCCCGTGATTGCCGCGTCCTTCAATTCGCGTTTCAATAGCGCGGCTTGGGTAACTTTAGGGAGGGAACGAAAGTGATATTCCATGCCCTTACCAGTAGCACGCTTGCGGCTTTCCCAGCCTTCACGTGCCGCTCTAGTACGAATATTCTGTACTGTAGCGGGTAGGCTTGGGAGTCCAGCTAACTCACTTACGCAAAACCACTCACGCATGACAAACTCTCCTTCCATCAATACGCACACCATCTTGGTAGCGTTCAGGAAATAATTGATCTGGCGAAATACCCAGCTCATTAGCGAGTATCGATTCCATTTTTAAGGACGGTCTATACAAGGCAACAGCCACTGAAGAACGGCTAAAGCCATTTTCACGGGCTAGCGAAGCAAAGCTTTTACCTCGACGTTTTAACTGAAAACCAATCCAAGCATTACGCTGCCGTACACACTTAAAGTCACAACCATCCGCCTGTTGGTCGGTTGTTTTTCCGTTTATCGGCTTCATTTGCTACTCTCTAAATACTGCAAACATGATTGCAATATAGCTCGTAATTTAGAGCTAGTCAACGAAATAACGAGCGTTCTTTTTTAAAAACGCTAATTAAGCTCGTAATTTAGAGCATATATATGAATGTAAAGG